TTTTTTGCCGTTGGCACCAGTCGCTGTATTTACTTTGTACTCTGACTAGTAATGCCATTTCGACAATAATTCGTTACTGAGTATGCTATCAGTGTAGTTCTGTGTTTCTGTGTTGTAGATTGAGCAATAATCTTGGATTAGTGAGTAGAGCTGTGGTGGTACACGCCCGCCATCACACCTATCCGTCAATTCCTCAAGCCTAGCTATATCTTTATGCTCGCCGTGGGTCCAACGCTCTTGCATCTGTCTTATTAAGCCAGGTCTTTCTTCTTGTAGGTACGGCAAGAATATCTTCATCTTATCGTAGTACGCTTTTCTCTTCTTTAACCTTATTATCCTTTCGCTGGCCTGTAATACCGTCCCTATGTCTTTCTTTTTCAAATCCGGTTCTTTTATTTTTGGCTTATGCTCCGTTAAGAAATTACGCACACGCGCGGCAACTTTTACATCGTTAACCGTCCTTTTGTCTCCTTTTGGCAGCTCGAGCCCAGCCGTGCTGTCCGCAAGCATGTTTAGTAGGTTCCTCTTCTTCCCTTTGGGTATCGTGATCCCACGTGGTAACTCCCTTTGCAACTTCTTGATGTATGCATGTCCCGCTTTCAGCTTTGAGTGGATACAGTCGTACTCTGGTCTCCCTTGTTCGGCTCGTGTCGATATACTTGTTCCTGTTTGCAATATCGTACCATTGCCTAGCTTACCGAGACCTAAACCACCTTCACGACGCGTCAGCGACACAAAGTCAATTGGTATACTCTTCGATAGACCTTCTTTACTGCCTATATACTTAGTCCTGGTGTAGTACCTGACCAGGTTGAATAGCAAGTCGTTACACATATCTTCGTTTACGCCCCTCCGTAGCAGTGTGGCACATTGCTCCCAACATGCTTGCGCTTTAGCAAGTGGGCTTGGGTCACTGTCACTCTCCCAATTACCATTAACAAAGCTACCTATACTCCTGCATATTGAACCTAATACACTACCATCCGGATAATACATTAGCCGCAAATACTCCAAAGTGCCCTCATCTGTTATCAACTTACTCCTTTGCGCCTCTAGACCAATTTTGAGTGCAATATCGTTGAAAGTTGTGTTAGCAGCGTTGTCGCGCATCACCATGACAACGTCATCACCGGTATGCCATGACTCAACGACGGGATCATACCCGTGTATTTCCGAGCAGATTTTGCGCACTATGTTCGTATAACACTTGTTGAGCAGAGTGTTTATCAGTGTTGTTGCCCTGACACCACTAAAGAGTCCTCCGGTCACTTCTACTTCCTCTCCTGTCTCTCTGTCTATATAGACTTGACGCAAAAAGCTGTTTGCTAGCCAGTCACCAATCTTGTTAGCCTGGTCGATATTCCTTGATGTCCCGTACCATTCTCTAATTTTCATGTTTAGATTTTGTTGCAGGTAACTCATCACCCATAGCTCGTGCTGGTCGTTGAAATCACTGAAATCGAAAGAATTCAAGCTGGCCTTCTGCATACATCTGCGCTGCCTCTCCATCGTGTTCTTGACCTCACTCGAAACATTCTCTTTTATCTGCATCGTCTTGTCGCACACGCCCTCATCAATATACCCCAGCATATAATTCTGTAGTACGTAATGTTCCATAGTCACGCCGTATATAGCCCTCTCTTTCGCTAGTTCGTTCGCTTTAGTATGGGCATATGCTATCTGACGGGGCTCGCGGTCCATGTATTTCAAGAAGTGCTCCGCACCTAGCTTTTCGCTCACTGATCGTTTGTTGCCCTTTGGTACTGATCGAAGGTCTTCTTTCTTGCTAATTTGCATGCATTCATCCTTATTCAGGAGCTTGCCGTGTCCAGTCGCTGCCCCGCTAGCCATCCACGCCCACCGTGCTTCCCAATATTGCTCGAAGCTTTCCAAGGTGGGCTTTGTCTTCTTGATTGCGCTGACAACATTCCTGATCTCGGCCTTCAACATTTGGGCCCAGCGTTCGCGCGTCCATGACTTACCGTCATATGCTGTCAACTGTTTTCTGACCCTCGTTCTTTTTGCCTTTTCCTTTGCCCAGTCCACCTCCTTCCCTGTTCTCCCGTACAGTAGGTGAATGTATAGCAATTGGCTGTGGTCTTTCGGTTCAAGCTTGATCCCGTCGTACGCGTGGGCAGTCCTTATAGTATCATGCACTTCCTTGAAATGTTGTATCCAGTGTTTCGAGCATGTTCCTAGTATACCAGCTGAGTTCGCTGTCATGTGGCCTGTTGGAGTGCAGGTGTTCGATGACAGCCATAGCAGGAGAGCAGCGACCATATTATTCGAGCCGCCACATCGCAACAACAGCGTGTCGCGTACAAGTCTCCACATCTTCCGGCACTTGCTCGTCCGGAGTATTGCCTGCACGACCGAACCTACATCGATATTAGCTCGGCGCCCCGCAACAGCTGTTCTGAATGGGAAGTATTTGTTCACAACCTTGGCCGTCTGTCTGTTCATCCTGTCCGGTCTTTTTACGGGTAAGACTGCTTCTAGCGGTACAGGGCAGGGTTCCCATTCAGGCGCTTTTAAGTCATGATTGCAGCACCCGCCGTCATCATAAGCTGCACATTTATAGTTTTTAGCAAGCACATTACAAGCAAAACATCCACACCCTAACTTCTGATGCTTACCTAGAACGTTGACCTGTAGGTACGTGGGTATTGGGCTGAAAGGGTTTAATAGTATGTACCACAATTGGGCCACTTGTAAAGGTATTTTCTTCACTTTCCACGCAATCTCGACCTCTCTCCAGCACCATTCTGTGGAATTTATCTTCTTCATTTGCACCATCCATAACGGTACAGAAGGCTGTATATTGGGCAGAGTCAGGCCACCTGCCATAATAGGGCGCATCAGGTCCAGAATCTCGTATTCGCTGTACACGTGTGTGTCCCACATCCGGTCTTTCAGCCTCAAGAACAACCTAAAATCAACATCAATTCCCTGTTTACTAACGTCCGTCACTATGCGGTACGCACTCTTAAGCCAATGCACTTCGTTAGCAGAGTACTTTGACTTGAATAGTGCTCTAGCTGCTTTAAGTATCCCCGAATTTCTTGTTTTTGGGGCCCCCGCCTTCTCTTGCTTTCGGCTCTGCGACCCTACTGATGCTGCTGCTTGAGTAGCCAGTATCTCCATCGCGTTCGTGGCTGTGCCAACTCTCTCCCGGTCCTGACTTTGTATCTTCACTTTAGATGTTGTAAGTCGGCTTTTCTCAGAGCCTACCCGCTTCATCCATTCAAAGTGTCGATTCATCGAGCACCTTATTACTATTGGTTCTGATTCCCAATCCTCGCCATTATACAACATAATGTTCTCGATATGTTCCGGTCCATTCCATACTTGCATTAGCACGGGGTGGCCTAACCACGCACCTGCGGCTGTCCACTCCGCTTCGCTCCACCACTCACCCTCAAAACATCGACTCTCAGACGTATGTTGACGTCGTGTCTGATGTCCTTCGGTCTCAAATATCCCCAGCTTTCCTGGTCGATATTAGTAATGGCCTGCCAGCACGATAGCGGGCCACACTCGCCACCACCAGCGTTTGGAATGATGTCCCACTCGTTTGCTTTTATGTATGCATCTGCCGCTCTGTTATCGTACTCGTTTTGCATGTAGATTTGGTTGGCAGCGGCCTCCTTGACTTGTTGGCGTGCCGGTAGTTCCGAGGCAGTGACCTTCGCGCGATCTCCCTCACTTAGTGAGGCATAATATGTCTCATCATACTTTTTCTTCAAATATTCTGGCATACGCAGAGTAACGGAGGTGGGCTTTATGCTCACCGTTTTGACCACTTCTGTGCCCTCGTCTTCACCTTGATCAGCTTTTTTGTCCTTTACAATCTTAGTAGCCTGGGTGCCTACTGCACGCATCGATCTGATCAACGACAGGTGCTTAGCGATAATGTCTTGTACACTGCCGTCTACTTCTTCCAACGTGAACGTGGGCCTATTACTGAAGTCGATCATTTCGAGGTATAGTCTGCAAGTTTTCTCCTTCAGACAGAAGTAGTGCAGGCGCTTCTTCGCACTCAGTCTCAAATCGAGTCGGGTACAATCACGCCATAGTATGTCATCCCAGGTGTTTGTGATCAAGGTGTCGTCACTATCAAACTTCAAGTGCTTTAATGTCCATGCCAACTCATACGGTATTCTGGATGTGTAGGATTGTATATTTTCACTTACCATAACTTGCCCATGCCTGATTGCCCATGCAGCACTCCCTAATACCGGTCTTGCAATCAGTAATTTGTATAGAGTACTTGCATGTCTCGTGGCCACCCGATCTAAGGCACGTTCGAATAGGGCCATCGCACCATTCAAGTGTCGTAAGAAGCTGTAATCCATCCCAGTGATGTTAGAGACCAGGTTGATCATGGCATACTGCGATCTTGACCACGTAGCGTTGAGCATGTTAATGAGTCTATTAACGACACCAGGTCCAGGTTCTCTCCTGTCTCGGTCGTATAGTGCACCTTCCACGAAGGTGTTTATTGCTTCTTCAATCAACGATTCACTCATGCTTGCGCCTAATAGACCCCGAAATGGTGCGTAGTCTACAAAGTCTGACAGTATTGTTGGTTTTGGGTGCTGAACCATGAAGAAGTGAAAGAGGTCACTGGTGTGTACTGGTTCTGGAATCGTTAGAATGTAACCTCGTTGCAATAGATGCGGCAGAATGAATGTCATCTTAAATGCTTCTGATAGTTGTTGGACTAGACCTACTTTCCTAGCATAGTTTTCAATGTACCCCTTGATCAAATATTTGTTCTCCGGCCACTTTGGTTCGTAGCCCCGCAGATTGTGGTGGAATTGACTCACTACTGTCATTTCTTTCTGCCATTGGAAGTCGATTTTAGAATAAATATCTATTGTTTTCCTGTCTTCTAATTTATGCGGGTACCTGCTCTTGCCTGCTTGACTGACCGTTACCATGAAGTGTAAGTAATCAGGGTTATCAAGGTGGCTGACCACTGGTGCGTCACTGTCCACGAGGTTGGTCATCAATGTCATTGCATCTGGTGCGTGGACGAAGTGCCTACGCCCCGATTTCCTTGACATGTCTGGTTTCACACTGTACGCTTCGCCGCAGAGCGTACTAATGTAATATCTGCACATATTCATAAGTATTGCAAGATGGTTGTCGCCTGCATTCACCAAACTGCCATATCCGGTTAGTAATTGGTAAGCCGCGTGATCATCCCTACCTCCAAACATGGCATTGATGGTTTTGACCATCTTGACTCTGTCGGTCGGTGTGGTTAATGCTTCTAGGAACTGGGGTTCTACGTCGCACTCGTACATCATCAGAGGCGTCGAGCTGTAGAGTGCTGAGTATTCTTCTTTTGAGAAGAAGGTCGCCTGCAGTTCTTCGGACAAGAGCGTTTCTCTGACGTCCCGTGTTGCATGCCCATCCGACCACCTGTATGAAATCCGGAATGTGGTCCCTTGTCCATGCTCTGTCTCATCGAGAACTCCCGTCAGTGGCATATCCACAAGAAGTGCTCCTAAGTTCGCCAGTGTGTACAGTGTGGGCACACGGCCTGGCTCGAAATCAGGGGCCACAAACAAACTCGTCCTTGACGTTTGGGTATGTGGATCCAATGACTCGAGCGCCTCTGAGTATGCTGCCTGCGCATCTTTGTATTCACTAGTTTGTTCTCCATCACTCACGTTCTTTTTATCGTCAGTGATCGTCTCATCTCTCGGTTGGTCTACGGGGTTGGTTTCGAGTTGTGCCACGCCGGACAAACCAGAGCATACAGTGTCCTCACTACCGTTGGCATTAGCGTTGTTTATTGTAACGCCGTCGCTTGGGTTGTTGTTTGGACTGTTTCTGGCTGTCCGATTGGCTGATCCATGCTCGCTAACCTGACTTTTCCCGCTCCCACTCTTCACTACATTATCTGTTCCGATACTTCCACCGTCTACTATTTTTTCTTTTTCTTCGTTTTCAGTTTTTTGTGTTTTTTGTATTTTAAGTATTTTTATATTTTTTTGGTGTGACTGAGAGATGTCGTCTTTTTGTTTTATGTTTTGACCCGTTTGCATGTTTGAGGTCGGTGTCATCCCCTCGGTTTCGTTTTCGGCCCGCTCGCTAGTTTGGGGTCGGTGCCTTCCCCCCGATGTGCTCTTTGTTGACGTCATACCTCCGGTATTTCCGAAGAGACTGGTCCACACATCTGCTCCCACCTTGGTCACTACGTGTGACCACTGACGACAGGCAGGCAGTCGTTCCACCTTTCTGGCGTTTGAATTCCAGATCGGCACGTTCTCACTCAGTTCTAGGGGGATGAGTAATACGTTAGCGGTCCTCCAACTTGCCTACTCGGAGGACTACACCCTCTTAACAGTGTGTAAATGAATACACTACCACCTCGAGGAACTACCTGTGCGCTTGAAGACGGTACATAATGCAGATGCCGTATGACTTGCAATTGTCTCGAGCGAAGACAATTACCAGCAAAAAAACGCACTAGCGGGTGAACCCCGCTAGTTG